AGCTTGTTAAGCTCCACCTTTCGGTTGATGTTTTCCCTTCATTATCAGGGAACTCTGACCTCCGTAGAGGGTGTGGCCTTTATCAGGCTTTCTCCTTTTGGGAGATATAACGCAGCTGTTTAACTGCTGCGTATCTTGCTACTAAATGGTAGCAATGAAGGATGACCTTGACAACAGGGTCACCCATAAGTTCACCACGTGTGGTGAAATAAGCACGAAGAATTTTATCTTCGTCCATCTCCTCGACTTGTCGAGGAGCACATAGGGCAAACACTGCTGTTTGCCTATACCATGTGGGAATACCCACATTGTAACATAGACGATTTACAATCGCCTGAGAGACTTGATGATCACACCAGTCTGTTGCCTCTTCCCAATCTGTTGAGAAGAGATAGACATCTTTGTCACCAAAGATGAAATTTCCCGCAGGGTTCTTGTGGGAAAGTCGCTTGAAGAAATTCCAAGCGTGATTAGCAGCTCCGACTCCGGATCTGCTAGATGGGATCTCCTTGATATACTCAAGGAGAACATGTGATAGCACATGCAGCATAACTGCATGGGCGATATGGGACACCGTAATGGCCCTATACTTCCCCAGTTCAGATACTAGGGATATTCTGACAGACATAACATTTCTGTCGTATACAGTTCTCCGATCAGAGAACTGTCCGCACGCCCAGTGAAATAGGCGTATACCCACCTGATCATCAGGTGTAAGAATCCGACCCGTAGGTCGGCCAGTTTCCAGATTCAACTCTGGAATTTCAAGGCTCGTTGATAGAACCTTTCTGGCGGCTTCTAATTTGCCACCACTTTCGGAGTTCGTAAAGAACTCTCCACTGTCACTAAGTGACACCTTGGCTCGGTTTATTACCCGAGACCAGAATCGCTCAGATTCAGATTCTGAGCCGATAGCCTCCACCATCTCACGGTGGATCATGTCAATACCTTCTGCAAGGTATGACTTAACCCTCTCATAACGAGAGGGATCAGGCTTCTCTGTGAGAGTGGCCTTTATCTTCTGAAGTGTCTTCAGATAGACTGATCGGGGGGGAACCCCCGAAGCTCGAGTTTGGCTCATCACCATGACTCGGTACATATCGATAGGAGTCTTCCTATCGGACATAAAGTCAGTGATGACTTTAAAGAAAGACATCTCTCGCGGGATGTCGATGGAACTGATGTTCCCAACAGGGTTGAAACCCTGTTCCTTGATTGCTCCACGCAATCTTTTAACCTTCTCGTAAGCAGAAGGTTTCTCCGGAATTTCCTTCCGGAAGTAGTCAGGTAAAAGCTGACAAATCAGACAGTTAATTATCTGATCCATTCTGGACCAAGCCAGAAGATCTTCCCACATGGGGAAGGATAAGACGAGCTGCATGACCAGCCCGTCAACTGTTGCGAGAAGATTCCGCAACTTGTTCACACCTCCCGGTGTGATTTTAAGTTTGACCAATTGCCAAACTTGCTCAGGCCCACAGTATGATAGGCCTGCCAATAAACGGAGAATTGCTTTTCCGTTCAGATTACTCCTTCCGGAGTCGTTCCTCATTAATCTGGGGAACCAATAAGTCCCTGAATACAGGACTTTCTGGGCATGCCAGATACTTGGCATGTCACCGAAATGTAGTCTCTTATCGAGACCACTGAGTTCTCTAGGGAGTTTATCCTCCCAGAGATTGTAATTGTTCCAACAGACTTCAATCTTTGGAACATCGAGACCCTTCCGCAAAGAAGGGTCAATTACTAGCTTGCAAAAGCTAGCAAATGATCTGTGCCTGTCTGAACAAGCACAGCCTGGTGAGTACTTCTTACGAAGACTCGAAGTGCATGGCAATGAAGCTATGCACAAAACGTCCCTGGTATTGACCCAAGGACCTGTAGTCTCCTTGACGGAGACGTAGCTCTCGCTACTGAGGGCAGATTTGGGAGTTAAAAACTCCCCCTCCGTGCCCGAAGAGGATGCGGTTTGCATGAGGGAAACGTAGATTACTCTCAAGAATAATCATGCGGAAACGCTTGGTTGCCTACGCTCGAAAGAGTAGACTCGCAAG